TGAATCAGCCATCATCTTTAGCTGATTGGTAGGCTTGATGGCCTTATTAAGGTAACCCAGTACAACGTTTCTATCTAGATCTAAAAGACCAGATGGTACAAATGTAATTGTATCTGTTGCAATCTTAATACCGTTGTTATTATTAGGGTTAGTACCTGCGGTGTAGTTTAAGCCTTTTTCGTTATAGATGAAAAACTCATCTATTGATTTAATAACCTCAACACCTGAAGGTAACTTATCTTTTTTTACTTCTCGTACTTTTCTAATTTTACGAGGATCAACGTATCTTAGTTCCTGAATACCTTGCTTGGGTTGAGCAGGGTTAATAACTTTTTGATAGTACAAACGACCGTCAATGTACCAACGTCTAAAGATGTCATGTGCTTTGTCTTTAAAATCCAACAAAGAAATAACCTCGTCAAACTCATCTCGAATTTTACTCTTTATACTATCAGAAAGCACCAGCTTCTCTAAATCTAGATAGACTGGGTCTTCACTGTCCACAGCTGCAATAGCCTCTGTGACAATTTCTTCAACAGCATTATCCACATCTGGATAGGTAGAGATGTCTCGATAACGAGAAATCAACTCACTCTCCGAGCGAGCTGATGCATCTATGTCAACGTACGTGCCGAAATACCCCCCGGCCGAAACCGTGGAGGTACCGTCTTCAGAAGTAGGCGTAATAAAAGATTGACTCTTTAAATCCGCCTGCTTATCTTCACGCCCAATAGTAAAACCAAATAGTGAAAGTGCCATTATATATTTTTCAAAAATTAACGATTAAAGATGCCACCGAAATTCACAATACTACCTAACGGGTTGTTAGAAGTTGTGAAGTGCTGATACTGGAATGTAACAGTGAAGGATGAGATCTGATCGTTTGCACCAAAGTCTAGTGCAACAGGGGAAAGATCAACTGGGAATGCATTAGCAATATTGTACTCTTTTAATGCATTACCATTGCGGTCTAATTGATAGACCTGAAGATCGCGTTGGTACTCAGAAGGTTGCAAGCGACCAAATTTACCTGCATAGTCTTCCATACCACCCATCCATTGTTCAACTGCGTTTCTAATCGACATATCAGAGTCGTTAAGAACAGTAATTGTCCAAGGAGCGAATGTACGATCGCCAACAAATTTAACTTCACGACCACGGTATTGAACGATGGCGGGGTTAACTGTTTGACCAGGTAACTCAGCGACCGATACCAGGAAAGGAGCTCTAGCAACCGCTAAAGACTGACCTGTAACATAGGTTGGGAAGGAAAGTTGAACGGCGAACTGATTAGGACGTGCACCACCGTTAGTTAGTGCTGATTTAAAACGTTCTACGTTGAATGTTGTCATTTTTTACTCTCCTTTATTAAGCGCCGACTTCTTCGAAAGAAATGCCAGAGCGGGTTGCAACAAAGTTGAGCTGAATGAAGTTAATCGCACGAGCTGGCTTGATAAAGATATCTGCAACAAAGTTGTTGCTATCTATAACTTGGGCTGTGTTATTAGACTCATCACAAACTACTTTAAAGTCTGTAATACCACGGCGGCCTTGAACGTCACGCAAGAACGGCTCAACAAGGTTTCTAAACTGAGCTCTTGTGAACGGGTCGTTAAACTCGAACAATTGGAACTTAGCTGCTGTAGAAATTGCTTTCTCCAGAACGATAAACAATCTACGAACGTTGATACGATCGAAAGCAGAAGGCTTAGCCAACAATGTCTTATCGCCAAACATTACAGTACCATTACCGGGGAATGTAACGATAGGGTTAACACCCTTTTTATACAACGTATCACGGTCAGTAGCTGTTGGTGAGTAAGCAAGCTTAACAACGTTCTTAACTTGACCGCGGTTAAAGCCAGCAGGTGAGAACCATGGGTCAGCAACAAAGTCTGTACGAACTGCAAGACCGGCAGTATCTCCATTCAATGGAACCCAACGATATACATCGTTGTAGCGGTCGTATTGATATTTCCAACCAGAGTCAAGAACGGCGTAAGAACTGGATGTCAGTGTCTCGCGGAATCCAACAACTGCTGCTGCTTCTCCGCCAACGTTGTTAACAACGTCCGATTGCTCAGGAGATGCAAACACGATACAATCTTTTCTAGCTTCTGCAACGCTTGTGATTGCATAGTTAATGACTGTAGCAGATGCAGCGCCTAGTGGTAACAAGGAGATGTCGTATCTCTCATCATTAGCAAAGACTGCCAGAGCTGATGTGATATTTCCGTCTGCAGGAGTATCGTTAGATACACCGCCAGAAAGAGATACCGTAACGTTAGATGTTAAGTTAGCAAACAGAGAGGCGTTGGCAACATTACCCCAGGCAGTACCTGTTCCGGCAACGTTACCTGTATGACCCATCCAGTAAATGTACTTGGATTGCGCATTAATCACATCTTTGTAATATGCAGATGTACCGTCAGCTCTCTTAGCATCAGATGCTTTAGAAGCAAATGAGAACTTCTCAAGAATAGTACCAGTAGCACCAGTAAACAAACCATCTTCGTCAATAACGGCAACGTGTAGTTCATCGTGTGAACCACCTTTGTTTGTAACGTAATCAGATGTGCTTGGGGCAGCATCGAAATTACCTGAGTAAGTCCATGTTGACCATGCATTACCGTCTGCCATAGAAACTTTTAATGAGTTTCCTAATGCACCAGCATACTTGGCTGCCCAAGGTCCAACTCCACTACCCGAGCCATCGGCGTATGTAGCATCATAATGATCGTCGTTTCTAATAATAACTGCAGTAGCTGCAGCGTTTGCCTTAGCGTTCCTTGCTGTTGACTCATTCACAACGCGGATAACTTGCAAGTTGTTACCATAAGACAAGAAATTGGCAGCCGTGTAGAAAGATTTGTATGTATCGCTGTTAGGCGTACCAAACACATCTACAAGATTGTTTTCTGAATCTATTGTGGTTACTTGACTTACGGGTCCCCATTGGAAAGCGCCAGCAAAACCGCCGGCGGTTGTAGCAACAGATGGAACGACCGACGTTAGGTCCTTCTCTGATACTAGCACACCTGGTGAAAGCTGAAATGCCATCTTTTTTTCTCCTTAATAATGTTATTCTGTCATAACAAATTTTATACCAGTATATTTATAAATATCGAACTTTGACTATTACCAGCTACGTTCTTTAATGAAATCTGAATAGTCTTTTTGATATTTGTCACTTAACCAAATATCTCCATCTATAACTTCTACATCAGGTTCTGTTGACTGTCCGTTGTCAATAAAACCAAATGGAGTTAACTCATCCTCGATACTTTTCATTTGCGAACTATAGAGTGCTTGTCTATTGTTTGCGTTCATTAGATCTTTAAACATTGGGTCATTGGTAGCCCATGCAAAGAGAACCAATGTCATTGTCAGGTCATCATTATAGCCTTCGTCAGCTTGAAATACACCGTTATGTTCAATAAATGTTGAAAATTCTGATATTATATCTCTATCAAAAACCAGTAGTTTATTCTCTTCTACCAAAGATTTTAAAGTTGCACATCCTATGCGCTTAACTTGTTTTGTTGTTCTTACTCCAAGAATAGAACTTCTTCCAGAACTAGATAGAACCTGCCCGTATCTGGCATCGGATCCGACCCAGATCATATTCTCATACTCAAGATCATTGTGAATAATATCGGCAACTTGTTGACCAATATCATTAATCTCTACCAGCACATAAGCACTGTTATAATCCTTAGATACCTTATGAATTATAGTAGGGTAAAGTAAAGGACTTATCTTATTGTTTCTATATTTAGCTACAACTTTATAAGGGTATTCAGTTGTATCGATAACTGTAAAAGCAGAATAATCCCCACCAATACCTCTCGACGTATCAACCGTAGTGAAGTATACATGGCCAGGAACTGGATACTCTAAAACATCTAACCCATCTTTCTCGTACATGAAAGAGATAGGAGACATTTTTGCAATAGTATCAGGTGAGATAAGAGTATTAGATGAACCGAGGAAAGTACACAGTACCTCTTGGTTAAACTTAAGTTCACCTAATACAGACTTTTGTTCTGCTGCCCACTTATCATCTCTTCCTGGAATCTTCCAATAAGGTATTTGTAGGGCTACAAAACCGTTACGACCCTCCTGGGCATCATTCCAATACTTCCAGAAGTGATTATAACCTAGAGGGGTGGAGGTAAGCAAAACCTTTGTGGTCTCACCAGCCATAATAGTTGGATAGGTGGAGGTAAAGAACTCTTCGGCAACGTTATTAGGAATAATAGCTGCCTCATCAATGTACAACCAGTTAACAGATTTACCTCGAATACCAGAAGTAGATGTGGCAGATGTAAATACCTTTGAACCATTTTCTAATTCAACGTCACCTTTGTTCCAGGTCTTAATTCCTTGTTGCATCCACAGAGGTAAGTTCTCGTACATAATCTGGTAACGAGACAATACCTCTCTGGCCGCAGTTGACTTGTTAGCTAAGATAGCAACAGTCTTATTAGAATTAAAAATAGTGTAATGAAGGATACAGGCTGCCGACGTAATGGTCTTACCCTGTTGACGTCCTTCCATCAGAATAACTTTTCTGTTATTCATAATGACATCTACTTTTTCTCTCTGACAATCATATAAACTGAATAGAATTAAACCTCTATCCAAGGAAACTATATAGCAATAGTTTTCAATAAAGTATATTGGATCTTCTTTGCACTTCATTAACTCCTTTACCTGTTCGGAGGTAAACTGCATCTCAAAGCCGGCAGGCTTGAGTAGGTCATTTCCATTATAAGAATTATTTTCCATTAATCATCTTCATAAGATCAGAAGTAGAACCAGCAAACACTATGTTGTTCTGCTGTTTAATATTTTCCATCTTACCGCTTGCTTTATCAATATCTTTCTTTGTCTTATGCAGACCAATTAACTCTTTTGTAATGGCTGTTTGAGCCGATATTAGTTGTCCAGCAACTTCAAACGCTCTAGGATTTTCAGAGTTCTTAGCAATATGAACCAGTTCAGTCATTACATCGTCGTTCTTATTAATTAAACTACGAAGTGTGTTGCGAGCCAATTGGAAGTCATCCTCCTGGTCTAATTCAGAAGGATTATATGCTACAGGCATACTCGTTGGAATAGGCAAATCAACGTCTGTGTCTATGTTAAACACATCGTTAATTTTGTTAAGTGATTTCATTAAAAGTCCTCAAACGTATCAGTAATACCAATAGTATCCCCAGGAACAGCGGTACCGGGAGTAATTGTTGCGGTGTATGAGGATTGTTTATTAGATAGTGCGGGGTCTGAGAATGTATTAACGTTTGTTGTTCTAATGATGCCCTGTCTGTTGACTGGACCGTAA